CGATTCGGCCCTGCCAGAAAACCAGACATCCCTTGCTAGAGGATTTGGCAGTATTTGTAGAATGTCGCCCTGGAAGAGGAATGCAGGGATGTAGTTCATCTCAGCCAGCTGCTCTGCTATCTGCTTGTTGCCTAGTGCAGCGTAAACTTCCTGCCCACCAACACGCTTCATTGGAGTCGCAGATGGGACTACCCCACGAAGCAGCATGTAGGTCTCTTGAATCCTCATAGCGTGCAAAGTTAGGTCTTGGATTGCAGCATCCTTATTAGGGATATTTGACTTTTCTACGTAGTCTTTGACTCTTGTGATTAGCTGACCAAAGCCTGTGTACTGGCTAAGGATTTCGTAGCTTTCCTTGATTCCAATCTTCTTGTCGCCCTGCTCAATAATCTTTGTGGTTGTTCCGTACAGGTCATCGTGGTAAACCTTGACCGCATTCTGCCGCTCAACAAAGAAGTTCCTGAAGCCAGGGCCAAGTGATACCAAAGCCTCGTCTACAAGCCAGCCGTAGCCACGAGCGTGTGCGAGAGAGATTAGGTCTTCGTACTGAGCCTTAAAGTTATTGAGGAACTCAAGGCGGTCTTCCCTAGTAAGCTGAGCAAGAGCTTGGATTGTTTCGTCTGCATCTGTTGGATGGAAGCCAGCACGAGCGATTGCATTATCCTGCTCCATAAGCTGCTTCTCAGCTTGAGTGATTAGTTCTTCAGTCTTACGAACCCAGTTCCGCAGGTTCCTGTCATTTGGAATTGTGCCTGCTTTGGCAGCTGCCACAGCTGGCCCGTAATTGTAATTGGCAAGCACGTTTCTAACTTGCTCTGCGGTTACTTCAGAAGAACGCTGCTTGAAAGCCTCGATAACATCAACGCCCCTCTTGAAAGGAGTCTTACCGCCTTCTATTCTGCGCTTCAGCAGCTCATTGACCAGCAGTCCCCAGTCGCCAATTTCTTCGTCGGCAACGACTCGCATTGTCGCAATCTTGCGCAGCAAGTCTCTGGGGTTTTCGCTGACAATTACATCGGCAACTTCAAGGTTCTCTACGCCTTTCTTTGGACGCTTAAAGCCCTTCTTGGCTAGCGAAGCATCAACCTTCTTAAGGGTTGCTTCAAATGCCTGCTTCTCTTTCTGAAGACCGTCGGCAGTCTTAAACCTAGTGGTCTGCAGCTGAGCTTCTTTTAGCAGTCGGGACTCAATGTCCCTACCGACTGTAAACCTAGCCATGATGGCTTCTGCGAACATGGCAGAACGAGCTTTTTCTGGCGAAGTACGGGTGGCAACCTCTGCAGCACCTTCCTTTGTCAGCCTTGCTGGCCAAATGGCATCTAGGAACTCTTCGGCTCTCTGCCTTGTAGCGCCCTTCTTACCAAGCACTTGAGCTTGCCTAGATACGCCCTCTGTGTACTTCTTTAGCGCACCACCAAGAGGAACGCCAGCATTCTTTAGCTCTTGTGCCCAAGCGTACTTAAATCGGCGCTCGCTAGCTGGGGCCTTAAGCAGGGCCTCAACTCGCTTTCTAGCGTTCTGGTTAGCGAGGGTAAGCTCGTTACCTTTTAGATTTGGGCTAATCTTTGGCACAACGCCCATTCTGCGAAGAAGTGGAAGTTCTAGTTTGTATAGCCCTGCTACAACTGCTTTCCATTCTGCATCGTCTTTTACCAAGACGGCTGCTGTGTCATCAATAATGTCATCGGCAAGCTTGAAGTCAATTCTGTCTTGAATGACAGTAAGCGCCCTATCGCGTTCCTGCTCAATCAAAGCAGCGCTCAGGGTGTTGAAGCCGCGGTTCTTTGTGCCTAGGGCCTTCTCGCCACCCTTGCTAATGTTGCGGGCTACGTCGGTCAGGAGACCAACAGTAAGCCCCTCCCCGTCCCAAGTGCTGGCTCTGTCTAGCAGCAGTGTTTCAATCTCTCCAGGAATCTTGGGCATTTCTGCGCCCTGCAAAACAACTTCGTCTACATAGTCAGCAAAGCGGCCACCATCAATAGAGCCCTTTAGCCTGCTAACCCTGTAGGCCTCAGCGATAAATTCAGCTGTGTTGTCTACTTCTAGACCTTCTGGGCCTGTGCTCGTGAGGGTATCACGGATGCCTCGAATCTTGCCAGCGCTAGAGCCGACAGCCTCTAGACCAGAGTTCTTGACCTCAGCAGGCAAGTCTCTGTATGCGCTTACGTGCGCGGTTAATGCTCCGTCTAGCTCCTTAGCTAGCTGGTCAATTCTCTTTTTTGACATCTGGCCAAATCCAGGGTAAAGCTGGGCGGCAGTGTCTTCAATCCTCTTAAGGTCAGCAGCGACTTTGTTGGTTGGGATTTGGATATAGTCTGCGAGATTTAGCTGGCCTAGCCTAGCGTTGAAGGCTTTGGCTGTAACAGCCTTTGAAGAAAGCCTTGCAGACATAAAGGTCAGCGTTTCTAGCGCCTCTGTAGCCTTTGCCTGCAGCTCCCTATAGGTAAGGCTGTGGATGTCTTTTACGCCAGCCTCTTTGAGTATTGCGACAATCTCTGTTGGGTAAGCGTCCTCACCAGCATTTGTCAGTCTTCTAACAATGTCAGTACGCCCACCGGAACCTGCCTGTGTCGTAGGGTAGTTGCTGAACAGAGCTGGCTCTGGCTCAATAGTTATCGGGTTGTAGCCCTCCCTACCAGCTATTTCGAGGTTGCCATAGTCCCTGTTGACTCTTTGGGTTTCCCTGACAGCTAGGATTCGCAGACGCTCGCCAGCAACCCTAAACTGACCCTGCAGCGCGTCTTCTAGTTTTTTACCATCGACATCATCTGCAGTCATCTTGGCCAGCGGCTTGCCGACCGCTTCTTCTAGCCTGCCCCTAGCTTCGTCGATTACATCAGCTAGCTCAGTTGGCCTAGCTGCCTCTTCTCCCTTGACACCCTTGCCTTTTGTAGCCTTAGGAGCGCGACGGGTAAGCTCGCCCTTAACAAGGCCAGACAGCTCCCTGACCTGCTGCGTGGTTAGCCCACCATCCTTGCCAGTTGGCAGAGGAGAGAACATTTCCTTAAGTGCAGCTGTTTTAGTCGTCTTAGAAATAGCCTTTTCGTCTGTTGCTCTAAAGCCATCCCAGAAGCTAGCGACTGAGCCCTCGACATCCTGAGCTTCTACAAGCCTGTCGCCAAGGTCGTTTACAGCCTCTGTTCTAATAGTTCTTCCTGGCTGCTTTGAAACAACTGGAACCTGATTCCTAATTGTCCTAGCCGTATCCCTAGCCACCAAGGCACGAAGTCTGGCTGGCTTTTCAGCTTGCGGAACTGCAGCTAGCTCGTCAGCGTACCTCTTGGCCTCAGCCTGCATTTTTGCGATAGCTTCAGGGGTTAGTTCTGCTTCTCTAATGCCAGCAAATTTTGCCTCAAGTAGCTGCTCTATCTCAGCATCTGTTTGCTTAGCGACCTTACGGTCTTTAGCCCTTTGTGCTAGCGAGCGCCGACTTTCCCTAAGAATTGACTCGGCTTCGTCATAAAGCATTTTTGCGGTTACATTGGCAGGGTCGATGCCGTTTTCGGTTAGCTTAAATAGCGATGCCCTGAGTATGTTTGTACCACTCTGTCTGTTTACCCTAGCTACTCGGCGGTTTACGCTTCTTGCCCGCACGGCCTGGAACGATGACTTGTAGCCGCGTGCCATTTCCTTACCGATAAAGGTAAGTGGGCTAGTGTCTAGAGCATTGTAAGCAACTGCGGCATCAGGGCTTGCTTTTGCTAAATCTGCAGATGGAACCTGTCTTGCTGGGTCTAGCTCTGGGTACAAAGGCTTAGGGGCAAAAGCCTCCTTTGGAACTCCTGGTTTTGCTTTTTTGGCAGCAGCAGCAAGCTGCACACCTGACTTCAGCCCTTTAGCCGCACCACCCAGTCCAATAGGCAGGAAGCTAATTGGGTCTGTCAGTACATCGAAGCCAAATGAGTACAGGCCAGCTTTTGTAAACTCCAGGCCTTTGCCCTTTTCGATACCAAGGAACGGCACATCAAAGCCAATCCATTCGTCGGGGATGCCCCAGCCTACGCCCTCTTCTTTAGTGGCCTCTGCTAGGAACGGTAGGTTCTTTGAAGCATCCTGAAAGTCCTCGGACTTGAAAAGCTCGTAAGCACCCTCGTAGGTGTCGCCGCCAAAGATGCTGTTTAGCTGGTTGCGGCTCTCCTGAGTGGGGGGCATGAATGAGTAAGCAAAGCCCTTAGCGAAGCCCCCTAGCCCACTCCAGGTGGCATTTGCGGCTGCACCAAATACCTTGGGCAAGTCATCTGGCTGAATGCCGTCTTCTAGGTTGTCATAAATCTGATTGGCGTACGGGAGGACGTTACCCGCATAGTTAACGATTCCTCTGCCTAGGCTTGTCAGGCCACGCATGAACCCGCCAAAAATATTGACGGCACCGATAGCAGGGTCGCCTATACCGGTAGGGACTGCAGTGGTTTGATAGCGGGCTTCTCCAGGAATCGGAGCAATAGAGGAAACTCCAGCAGTAGGCGCAGTAAGCCCAGTAGAAGTCCGAGCAGATTGCACGGTTTCTAGGAGCTTACGGATATCCTCGCTCTTGCTAGCCACAGTACTATTCTACTATGAGCGAGGTGGGTTGATGCCCAAGATTTCAGCCAAAACGGTTTCATCCGCGCTCAATCCGCCAGTAGTTGAAATAGCGCTTGCGACACCGCGCTGCCCGGCTACGTTCATGTACTCGTTAATTCGGCTAATCATGTCCTGAATTTGAGTAGCGTTGTAATTCTTACCAATTTCAGCAAAGTATTGCTTAGCGCCTTGAACTGTTTCTCCAAAGGGACTCATAGCAGCTTGCTCTCCAGGCCCAAAGATTTCTGGAGCAACTCCCTGTAGCTGCCTTAGCTGCTCACCAAACATGGCGGGCTGTGCAAACTTACCAAAGTCAGTTAGCTCTTGAGTCGGGGTTTTCATGCGCTCCATGGCAATCTGAGAGTCAATAGCTTGAGTCTGAGCGTCAAGGTAGCGCTTCATTGCCATCAACTGGTCAGCTTGCGTGGCTTTTGCGCCAGCGACCTGCCTACCCGTAGAAGCGTCAGCAAGAAGCTTGTTGGCCTTGAACAGGTTCTCCCAGTTGCCTGCTGCTGCGGAGGACAATCCTGCAATCTCTTGAATTGCCGAGCTTTGGGGTGTTTGCACATCCTCAGCGCCAATTCCCAAAGAAGCTGCGACCTCTGCCCTAGTGGTGTCACGCTGAGCTTGCAAGTCTGCAAGCCCCTGCTGCCGCTCTGCCTGAGTGGTCGCCATTCCCTCAATGTCTGTAGTGTAACGCTGCTGAAGCCCTGCGCCATAGGTCTCAATGTCAGTGGAAAGTTGACCGTATAGATTGTTGGCGTCAGCTTTGTTCTGCGAGTAGTTTTGCTGCAGCTGTTGCTTCTGTGCGTTGTACTGCGCAATCATAGCAGCGTTAGGGCCACCTGCTGTACGGTACATCTGGTCAAGAACTAGGTCTAAATTAAAGGGAGGCTGCTCTTGTCTTGGAGCAGGGGCTTGGCGGCCTGCTGCTGCCCTTTCCTGAATTTGCCCAGGAAGCTGTCCAGCCATGCCTTCGCCTCTGCTTGTGTACTCAGCTACAATGGCATCGAGATTTTCCCGAACCTTTCCACCATAGCCAGGAGCAGCAGTTCCATACTTTTGGCCAGTGTAAGCATTTTCACTTTCGGCCATTCCCTGCCAATCAAAAATCCCCACGTTATGCTCCCATCGCTGGGCCGAGTCTGCCCGAAATGTAGTCCTGGAACGCTTGACTCTTGCCAAGGTTGGTGCTGGCCTGCTCTAGGTTGCCAGTAAGTTTTAGCTCGTTCAGGAAGTCCGTAACGGCCTGCGTAGCCTCGCCTACAGCCCTGTCACGCTCGTCGATTGCTTTCTGCTCAGTCTGCAGTTTGCCACCGCTTCTTGCTAGGCCACGTGCTGCATAGTCCTCAGAGATACCCTTGTACTGCTCAATAGCAGCACGGTCAATCTTTCCAAGGACTTGCTGCAACTGCATCTTTGCTTGATTCTCTTGGAAGGTTCGAAGAGCATCAGCAGCTTGCTGTGCAGCGTCCATTTCTTCTTGGTCTAGGACAACCTGTATTGGCTTTTCAGCAGCAGACTCAGTAGTACCACCGCCAGTGGTACCACCGCCAGTAGTACCACCGCCAGTAGTACTACCGCTGTCGGTTTTAGGGGTAGGGGCAGTTTTAGTCTCAATACTGCCAGTGCCCAGCGTGCTCTTTTTTGGCACGATAGCTTGGTTAATCTTTTCTGCCATGGCAATACTTGCTGGGCTTACTGCGCTACCGTCTTTGCGGTACGCTCCTGCGGGGATGTACACGCCTCTTTCGGTTACCGGGGCTGGCTTAACTGCCGGCTGCTTTGCTGCCGCCTCAGCTGCGGCGCTCTTTCTTACATTTGAAAGAAGATTTGCGAACCTGTTTGTTTCCCCTACGGACGTGCTCTTAGATGAGGTCGGCTTTGCTGGGGTAGCCTTTTCTGGGGGCAGGCCAGGAATATAAGGGCCGCCTGTGTAAAGCACCATTATTTCATACCTATCTGTCCCGAGGGCTTAGCAAAGTAGCGAGCGCCGCGCTTGCCCTGTACCCATTTTAGCATTGCAGCGTTCTTTGCACGTTGCTGGGCGCTTCTTTCCATGTATCCTTCTTTTTTAAGCTTCATGCCCGTATTTGGGCCAACAATTCCCATTCCGTAGCGCTTCGCCCCAGCAGCGTATTTGTTAAACCCAGCTCCACCGATGTTAGCCATTAGGCAGTCCTTCCTTGTGCCATACGGCGACCGTTTGTTATGTAAAGAACGATTCCGTCAAGACGGCTAGGTGCCGTGTCTGCCGTGCCATCGTTCTGGAATCTAATGGTGAAGTAGCCCCTCTTGAAGGTTTGCTTGCCGCTAATCTTCACTACTCGCGGGCGAGGGTTGCTGCTTCTAAAGCCAGTTACGATAACTGGTTCGATTGCACCTTCAGGGAGCCATGCAATCTCAGCCGCTTCTGCGCCTGCCCATGTATAGGTTTCTAGCTCACCCCATGTAATCTGCTCTTCGATGTCCCGAAAGGCGTCAATTGGAGTTAGTCCACCTTCAAGCCAGTTAACGGCAACTACTAGCAGCTCCCAGCCGAAGAGCCTCTTGAAGAGCGATGGTTGACCAATGTCGTACGTTCTAGTGACGACTTGGCACCTAATTGTCTCCGTGCCCGTTTCTGGGTACTCAATAGCAAGCTTAAGGACTCCCTGATTAGCGTAATCAGTATGAGGGACGCCGTACGCTGTGGGGACAGCAGCAGAGTCCAGAAAGGTTCCACGGGGAGCTTCAATAAAGTGAGCCGCACCAGTGTCTGACTCCCACTCAGACCATAGACCAGTTTCAGTGTCGTAGCAGTACATGTACCCGTGGTGCCACACCAAAAGGTACTGGCCAATCTTTGTGACGCCCTGCTTTTGCCCTGTAAAGCCAGCCTTTACTTTAAATTCAACTTTGTTAGATGGGTTGTACGGGTAAAAGTTATATCCCGCAAACTGGTATAAAGTGCCCGCATGAAGCACCGCCAGCGTGTTCTCGAACTCCACCACGCTACGAGAACAGTCAGCGCCAATGTTCTGAGACATCGCTGTTAAGGTTCCTAGCGAGGGGTCGGCGGAGGCGCTGTACGCTAGTCGATACGTCGAGTTAGAACGGAAGAGAAAAAGCTCGCTATTGCCCTCGATAATCTTAATGAGTTCGTCTCCATCACCCTCATTAATGTCAATATAATTTTCGCTAGGCCAATCATTAATAGTGGTGCCAAGACCAATGCTGTCAATAGCACTGTATCTAAGGGTTGAAGTGTTACCGTTTGCACGACTGGAGACATACAGTCTTCCCTTTGTAAAGTGAATTTGGTTGCCTTCTGGCATTGCAGCTACGTCAGTCCATTGGTATGTGCCAGAAACTTTCGACCAATAGCCGCCACCTTCTGCGCTGTTAACTAGATAAAGGCGCTCAGCATAAGCCGCCATATCCTCAGCCTCGTAAGCCCAGACCTGAGTCCAGGTATCTCCAACAAGGTCATAAATGTAAGTAGCAGAGTTTGTGGCTACAACTAAGAACACAACGGAATCTTCATTCCGGTAGTAGCCCAGTGCTTTTGCTGACGTGATGGCGGCTGGGTAATCTGCAATTTTGTAAATTGGCGGGCGGCTGATTAGCTTGCCCGTTCTAGAAATAACTAGGTTGCGAAGGTCTGCGACCTCGTTCTCTTCAATAAGAGACGGGTCTACAACATTATTGAGACCGCCCGAGAAGTCGTCAATTACTAGGCCTTCTCTAGCCATTACTCATCCTCTGGCAGAACTACCTTTGTGGGGTAGAACTGACTATCTACAATGTCTTCCTTTGCAAGATGTCTGTTCATTGAGTCACGGAACCGTGCGTCCTGGTATGCAGTGGCCTGCCAGTTCTCGTCCAAGCGGTACGCCTGAGCTAGCACGTAATCAACTATTTGGTTGTAAAAACGGTCTGGAACCTTAAGGGTTTCGCTAAGCGCTGCAAGGTTTGCTGGGTACGCAAGATAGAAAATCTCTAACCCATCAGTCTTTGACTCTGCAGGAGCTGGGTAAATGTACAGGTCGCCGTCCCACTCGTACCACATTCGTGGTTCGCCTGAGCTTTTTAGCCCTGGGTCGTCTCTAAGTATCTGCTCCTGTGCTTCCTGAAAAGCCACAGCTTTTAGAGGCTTGCCCTCTACGTGTACTCCCTTTACCTGTGCTACGGGGCTGCCTAGCGGAAGAGTGTAAAGGGTTTGTTCCGCAACTAGGTTGTGACTTGCCTTGCCCTTAAGGACAGTGTGGCTAGTCGAGATTTCACGCTGGGCAGCGTTTGTCCAGCGAAGAAGGTCTGTGTTCTTTAGCTCTACAAGGGCTTCGTCACCAAAGATGCGCTTTACATCTGTGGCTACGTCATCGCCAGTCTTTGTGTAATAATCTCTAGGCATTTGGGTCGAATAGCAACTTTCCGTTATGGCGAGCGTAGTTCTTCGTAAATCCTAGTTTAGCAACATCTTTGGCCAATTCCCTGCGCTCTGCGTCGAGTTCTTCTCGCTCTTTAGCCTTCATCATGGCGTTTGCAGCGTTCAGGGCCTCTATGTCGCTAATGGACATTCCGGCATTTGTAACATCTGACTGGATAATTTCAGCCATGATTCTCTCGTCTAGCTGCCACTCTGCGAAGTTCTTTAGCACGTAGCGGTCTTTATCTCCCACTACAACAATGCTGTATGGGCGGTCTTTATCAAACTGAGGGTGTCCTGGCCCAAGCTTTTTGATGTAGATAGATGGGTCATAATCAGCCAGCATTCTCGCTAGTCTGTATGCCTTTGGCGGTACGTCTCGAAGCCTGTCCAATTCGGTCAGGTCTGGGATGCTGCTTCTTTGGTTTAGGTACTCAATGGCCATTTCTCTCCTTATGAGTAAAGGGGCGCAGGTATTATCCTACGCCCCTTCGCTGGTTATCTTCTAGATACCTGAAGCGATACCCGTGATGCAACCGTGAGTGTTACGACGGTAGGTCGAAATCTCAGAGTAGTTGCGTAGGTAAGCGATAAAGGCGTCACGGCGAGGAACCTGCTTCCACTTGGAGCCGTCCTCGTCAATCCACTCCCAGCCGCGGTTGGTGTTTAGGTTTATCTTCTTGGAGTTGATAAACCACATCTTTCCGTCTGGAGCGTCGAAGTCAGCCTTGAATGGCAGGTCACCGAACATGGTTGCGAAACCAAGTCCACGGTTACCACCATCTAGGTCAACCTTGTTTACGTAGCGACGCTTCTCCTCCAGAGCCTTCCAGTATCCGTTCCAGGAACCGTGGTCTGTCCAGATTACGTCTGGCTTGTCGCCATCCTCGGCAATGTCGGTAACCATACCAATCATGTCCTCTTCGGTAATCTGCTGAGAAACGCCACCAGAAGAGATGTCACGCAAGTGAGCAGCCCATGCTGGGGTGGTTGCTGGGTCGATACCGTGGAGAGCGGAGGTGGCGTCAACAATAGCGTCGAAGCCAGTCCACTCCTTGCGCCAGTTGTTTACAACTGAAGCAGCGGTTGAGTTCGAACGGACAAGGGCGTCACCAACAGCAGCAGTTACAGCTGCGCTAAGGGTAACAACCTTTGTGGTCTTGTTGATTGCGTTGATGGTTACGTAACCGCTGGTGTTTAGCACGGTTGGGGTTGAGCTGCTTCCAGTCGCAGAGACGTCTACAACGTCAACGCGCATACCAGTGTGTAGGTACTTTACGCTGTCAACAGTAACCGTGGCTGATGCAGATGCAGCTACCGTGAGGGCAGCAAGAGTTCCAGTTCCGTCACCGAATACCTGGCGGTTCTGGTCTTTTGCAATGTCATCGCGGATGCGCTCGATTTCCTCTGCAGTTACATCTGCAAAGGTCTGGTAGTTCTGGCTAGCTTGAGCCATAACCTGTCCAGTAAGACGTACCGAGCCGTAGAAGCTCTTGAGGCCAGTCTGGCCGTCTACGTATTGCTGGTTGCCAGCCTCTGGAAGGTCTTCGTCCTCAGCGCGAGCACCAATACCAGTGTTACGGCCTACGTGTGCAACGAACTTGACACCGAGACCACCAACCTGAGTAATGTTGCGTGCAGTTGACTTGATACCATCTAGAGCTGGAGTTGCGTTGTTAATCTGCTCATTAATGTCGCCGTAGACATCCTTCAGGATGACGTTAGCGATGGCGAGATTCTGTCCCGACATTAACACTCCTAGTGTTTTAGGTAATAAAAGGTCTTCACTTCGTTCGCCCTAGCCATAGATGGCCGTACTCACTACTGCTCAGCAGTTTACCACACTAAAAACTGTAAATGTTTACAGATTAAGGGTGCGCTTTACAATCTCTTCAATCGCGCTCACACGGTCTTCTTTAGTCGCAAGCGTCTTTGGAGGAGCTGCAGGAACCTTGTTTGCGTTGCCACCAGCAACCCTTGGAGCCTTCTTGACGCTTGAGCGCATCTTTTCTAGCTCGTTATTGTACTGTTCGTAGGCAGCATTAATTAGCTGGTCAATCTCAGCATCTGGGTAATCGTCAGCAAGAAGCATAGCCCTGCGGACAATTGCTTCCTCGTCAACGTCGCCAGCCTCTTTCTTAATGCTCGCAAGAGACTCTTCAATTTCGGTTTGCAACTGAGACTGATAAGCGGCATCTTCTTGCTCGGCTAGGTTTGACTTTAGGGAGTCTAGCTCAGCCTTTAGGGCTTTTAGCTCGCTACTGCTCTGGTCGTCATCAGCAAACAGGTCTGATTCCTCAGCATCTTCAATGGCGTCTTCAGTATCCTCTACTGCTTTCTGAACCATTGCGGATGCTTGCTGCCAGCCATAACGCTCAGCAAGCTCGTCATAGACGGCCTTTGGGTTGCTGGCAACTTGCCTAGCAAGCTCCATTGACGCTTCAATAACTTGCGGGTTAACGCCGGCTTCTGCGAACTTGCGGTATGGGGCAATCTTCTCAAACTCCGAATCAACGCCCGTTTGCCACTTCTCGATAACTGGCTGAACCATTCCGTGAAGCGACTTAGGCAGAACTTCATAAAGTTCGTCCCACGCGGGATTGCCCTTTCCAGAATCATCTCCATTCTCAGCATCTTCCTCAGAATTGTCAACTTCCTCCGGCTCTTCATCGTCTAGTTGAGGCTCAATGTCCTCTGTTACATCGTCTAGTGTTAGCTCGTCGTCAGACATATTGCTCCCTTACTGTTGTGGTTGTGCCTGTTGTGGCGGCATTGCGCCTAGTTGCATCTGCTGTATTTGAGCAGCCTGCAAAGCCGCAAGTGCCATTTCGTGCATGTCGATGTGCTTGTTCAACTCTGCCTTTTGGCTGTTGCTTAGCAAGTCGTATGCTGGGCTCTTGCGGAAGTTGTCGTGCTCCTGAATGTGGACGGCGTGGTTATCCCACTTGTTTACAGGAACAATTGCTGGTGGCTTTAGAGGAGCACCGGTGTCTGGGTTAACCATCTCTGGGTTGCCCATCTCAACACCCTGCTGCCATCTCTGGTAGTGACGCATTACGTCCATCTCGCCAAGAGACTTGAACATTACGTTCTCACGCTGAGCACGAAGCTCGTCTGGCCTTGTGCCACGGTTGTCCGTGTAACGGCTGAGTGTTGCAATGTCAAGAAGCTCTAGCCCCTCCTCTGGCGGAACTAGGCCAAGTCTCATCATGTCCATAACCAAAGCTTGCTTTGCAGCCTTGGAGGTTGGAAGTGCTGAGCCAGCTTCGATTCTGATGTCGGTGCCTCGCGCTATGTCGGCACCGCTAAACATTTCAGCAGAGAAGCCGTTGTTGTCACCGACTACCTTTACCGTGCGCTCGCCGCTCCAGTATTCTGCAGCTAGCATTAGTGCGCATCTTGCGACTCTTGACAGGCCCTCTTCTACCGAAGCAAAGGTTGGAGCCATGTAGCTGTCGTCACGCTCTTGCAAGTAAGCAATCGCAGTAGCCGCCTCAACGCCTGGAGGCGTGCTTCCCCTTGAGACTTCGTGCTGACCAGAGATGTTCTCTAGGTCTGTGTCTAGTGCCTGCAGCTCCTCTGATACGTAAGGAGGTAGCTGAGGCATTGGGGCGGCTGCTGGATATTCGAATCCAGGACGCACCCCGATGTACTGTCCTGGAGACGTGTTTATCTTGGACACGGTTAGCGAACCTTCGCGGTAGTAAACCTGAGGCTTTGCCATCATGTTCTTAGCCTGGATGCGCTGAGAGCGGGTTCTGTTTACCTCACGCTGCAGCGGGATTACATCGTCAATAACACAAGCTGGGTAGTACTGCCCGCTTGGGATGTGCTCAAACTTAACGATTGGGTAGCCCTTGTATCCAGCAGGGAATCCTGTTAGTGAAGCCTCGACAATAACGTCGTCAACAATCGTGACGTAGCCACCCTGCGGCAACAGGTTGGTAGTTCCTGGCTTTACCCAAGCCTCGATAACCAAGCTGGCATCTGGCTTGCTGTTGTTTTCCCTGATGTCAAGAGCAGAAGAAATATCTGCAATTTCTGTTGCGGCTACTACGGTCGGCTGCTTGTCCTTAGGGATAAGGTCGCCGTAGGTCATCTTTAGCCACTCAATAGTCTTTGTATAGACGTGGAGTACATACGGCTGGTCTTCGTGCTCAACGATTGACAGGTCTGGGACAAAGACGTTGAAGGGAGAAATGTGGTCTACGCAGACGTCACCCTCTTGGTCGCTCCATTCGTCATACTTCCCAGAGTCCCAATAGACCTTCATATATCCCAAACCAAGAACAGATATATCACGGGCTACTAGGCGCATTGTGCGTCCTACGCTGAGGCGGTCATAAAGACTGTCCCAGACCTGTGTCGCTGCAGTTGCGGCAAATACATCTTCTACATCATTGGATGCTGGCAAACAGACGGCCGATGGCTTCTGGGATGTCAGCTTTGCAATCTCAGTCCTGACGATAGGACGGATTTTGTTAATGCTAATGCGAGGGGTGTTCTTGTCTCCACGGGGGAGCTGAGACAACCCACTCTTAGTTGAGTCCCAAGCTACGTACTGCTTGCCACGCTCAAACGACATGTTCATGTACCACTGGCGAACACGCCACTGCTTGGCGTCCTTGGACTTCTGGTATTCCTTCTTTAGGTAATCAACGAGCTTTTTTCCCTTGTCCGACTTCTGGAGCTTCTTTAGCTCAGCGTCATCAAGTAGCCCAGTATTTGCAGTCTCTTCGACTTCAATTTCAAGTTCAGCGACTGCGTTACTGGATGCCATATTCCTTTCGGACGGCGTCGAAATCATACTCATCTTCATCTACCTCAGGATAGTTATCGTTTACCAGAACTGCTTGCTCTGGGTTTGGTGCTGTTGGTACTCCGCTTGCCGCCATTATCTGTTGGAACGCTAGCGGGTCTCTCGACGACAGCAGGTTCACTGTTGTCTTCAAGAGGTTGGTCGTCTCCAAAGTGGTCGAGATTAGCCCCTGAGTTGCTTTGTTCAGGCTTTTCGTCATTAGCCAGAACGACAGGGGTAGGCTCACTAAGAAGGTCAGCAGTAACACTAATAGAGATGTCTCTAATGTCATTTACAAGCCTTTCCGTCACCGCAGGTATGCGGTCTAGTCTCTTTTTGAGTTGTTCGTTTTCTGTGCGTAGCGCATTTGTTACATCCGGCGTTGCAAAACCCATTTGTTCTGCGAGCGCCGCAAAGATGCCGTAGCTTAAATATACTCTTCCGTAATACTCAGCTTCAGCACCCAAGTCAATCAGTGGAGCGTCGGGCTTACCCGTAACTCCCGTGACAATACAGCGATGCGGGGCATATTGCCCTCGCTCTACTATTCTAAATGTTCTAGCCATTATTCCCATCCTACAGCATCATCGGAGGATGACCGGAACTTCCAGCCCGAATATCCAGGGTCTTTTCGATTATCGAACTGAGCAATCGGAGGCGTATCATCAAAGTCCATAAGCCTCTCCTTTAGTCCCTTGATTGTTTCTGGAGTTAGGTCATCCATTAGTGTGAAAAAGTATCTCGACGAATCGAAAGCGTGATTGTCCTTATCTTGTATCTCCTCTAGTTTGTTTAGTGTGAACTCTTGTTGCCTGTTGGCACGCCGCTTGTATTTAAGTTTAGAAAGCTCGGAAATCAGGTTAGGACAGTCGTCAGTTACCTGCCACCAAGGTCTGCCCGTGTCTGGATTTGGCTTCATGTATTGCTGCATCTTGTTCAAACCTACACCTATTTGTCTAGGAATGATGTCAATTATGATATTCATTCCGTGGAGGTTGAACTCCTGCTGATAGCTTGTGCCTTTTACGCCGTTTGTCTGCGAAAGAGCAGGGTCGCCTACAACCAGATACGGCTCTACACCTAGCTCTTTGTTCTTTCGGTGGAAGACCTCAGCGTGCTCAGCAATGGTCATTTGGGACTGGTAGTGCTCAGCAAAGGTAACGATGTGTCCATCAGGTGCAACGGCGTGCCACAAGATTGCAGTGGGGTCTCGCCAGCCGTAATCAACGCTGACATAAATCCTGTGCTTTCTGGACAGCTTAAATTTCTCAGGGGGAATAGTGTGCGTCAGCTGATTGAACTCTTTGAAGACTGCACCACCTACCTGAATGAACTGACCCTTTTCACGGATAGCTCGCTGCTCTGGAGTCAGAGAGGACAGGTAGTCCTCAATAGCTCCAGGGTCTAGGTAGGGGTTGTCCGACATCTCAACTTCGGTTACGCCGAACTGAGGGTGACCTTCCTTGCCAGGCAGATAGACCTGCTCGTAGATGTACTCCATGCCCTCAACTGGAGTCAGCGTCATCCACCAATCTCCGTTTGTGTCAACTAGACGAGCACGGCATTCGTCGTACACTAATTCTGGCGGCTCCTCGTCGAAGTGGACGAAATGCCTAGATGTTCCGGCGAACTTCTGCAAGTCCTGGTCGTAGGACATAAACTCGACGAAGGAGCCGTTCTCAAGCTTGAGGACTCTTCGTTCTTTGCTATAGCTGTCTTCCCATGAGCCGTTAACTAACAGGCTTTTAGGCATCCACTGAGCAAACTGAGGCAGAAGAATTTTGTCGATACCAGAGGCAAAGTCAACGCCGACGACACGCCCACGCACTGGTACCTCTGGAACTTTGCGGTGTGGATGCTCGCCTTTTAGATAACGGATATCCTCCACCACCCCAGCGACTGTCTTACCGGAACGGTTACCGCCAATGTAAAGGCGGTGCTTGTGCTGGTCTTTTGCGAAGTCTTCTTGCTTCTGGTGCGGCTTGTACCTGTTTAGGTTAGGCATGATTGACGTCGTGCGAATCTGCTCCGACATTCGGTACAGAACCTCGGCTGGGTTTATCTGCTTTTGCCTAGCCATTAATTAGTTCTACTAGCTCCCTAAGAGTAAGCCTAACGACATAGGGGTAAAGACCAGCACTACCATGGCATAGACGGAGTATGTCATCCAGTCTGGCATACGCCCACCATTCGCCAGCACGTGGGTAACCCACACCAGCCCGCTGAGTAACAAGAAAGCCAAAAGCGGCTTGAGCATTACTTCTCTCCCTCTCGGCTTCTTCGAGCCATTTAACACATTGTTCGTAGCTGGCGTTCTTGGCCATCTGACCGCCTTTGACCTCAAAGACAATCAGCCCTCTTGTCGCTTCTCTTAGCCAGACGTCACCTTGGTCGTCTGCTCCAGTGAGCACGTTCCTGTGAGCATCCAGCTCTGAGTAACCAAAGGACAGCAAGTAATTACGTACAGCTGTTTCTGCTTTAGTACCTATTGCTTTAGCCTTACTCATGGTCTCCTCTGCTAAAGTTGTGGTATGCCAATCCTACCTAGAGACCGAGACCTGCAGCAAACTAGCGAGCCGCTGGTAACAGATGTAGATAGTGGCATTACTGCTATACATCATACACTAGGCCCAGAAGCTTTTCAGGCTAGCCCTGGAAGTCACCGTCATGATGGTAGGGACTCCCACAAGATTAACGTTGGCGACCTTGATGCTGACAGCGGAGATGTTGATTACCAGCCATTGGGCGGCACAGACGGAACCCAGCCGACCTTTAGTGGCGACCCCTTAATCACCGGAAGCTACGTTAAGTTCGGGCCGCTGTGCCACTTTCAGATTGATGTGGACTTTGACAACATCACTAGCTTTGGTAGCGGTCAGTATTACCTGACCCTACCCTTTGCAAGCGAGCACGCCTTCATAGTTCGCGACGGTTGCTTACATGACATTTCTGGCAGCGACCAGTACTCAATCAGTGGGCACTGTGATGCTGGCACCAATGTTCTGCAGCTTTATAGCACCGCTTCTAATGGTCGCGACGTGCCATTTACCCCCAGCACTCCCGTTGGACTTGCTACCGCAGATAATTTTCACATAGCGGGCACATACCACATAGAGCACTAAGTAAGGTAGAATAATTGCATGCCAGCTGACATCGTAATTAAGATTCGCAGAGGCACCGCTGCTGAGTGGACTTCTGCTAACCCGACGCTCGCCGCAGGTGAGCTTGGCTTTGAAACCGACACCGCTCGCTCGAAGCTTGGTGACGGCACTACTGCCTGGACTAGCTTGGGCTATACGGTCGGTGACTCTTCTGGCGTTGGAACCGTTGAATGGACTTCGGTTGTCGACAAGCCCACAGAGTTCCCCCCTGCTGCTCACACTCACACCAAGAGCGAGATAACGGATTTTGCGCATACTCACGTGATAAACGACATCACGGACTATGATGTTACAGCAGGGACGATTTTGTCCGACACTGCCCCAGGCTCTCCCGTTGCGGGATTGAAGTGGGTCAAGACGACAACAATGCAGCAATATATTTACTTTGACTCAACTTGGGTGGAGATTTAAACATGGCTCTTACTTTCCCAGCTAGCCCTACAATTGGCGATGAATTTACAGGCGGCGGATTTACATGGACTTGGACTGGCGCAAGCTGGGACAAGGTTACCGCCAGCGGCGGTGGCGGTGGAGCAAACGGGTTTTACCTATCCCTCGGCACCGCCGGAAACACAAACTTTGAGCTAGTTTCCCCACAGCCTGCTGGCGTTTACTACATTTCAACTGAGCTTAGCGACACTACTTACGACATCTATGCAATAAACAGCTCTGGTGACTTGGTTGGCTATACAACTGGAGACAGGCTTGTTGCTACAGACGAAATTACTGATGTTGTTGTAATTGGCGGAACTAGCGATGATGTTGTTAAGTTTGAGACTCGCAGCACTACATTTACGACCTCAAAGAGCAACATTGACGATGGCGCACCAGCATTCATCACCAGCGTTAGCGTCAGCGAGCTTGAGAGCTTTGATGACACCACGGTTGTTACTGGTGGAAACTTTGCAACCGATGTCGAGGTTTACTTCGTAGGCACTGACGCCACAGACCGTGCAGCCAAGGTCATTGTACGCAACTCTTCGACTGAGCTTGTAGTGACCAGGCCAGACGACATGCCTCCTGCCTACAACCCATACGACGTAAAGATTATCAACCCAGGCATCAACATCCCTGTCGAGGCTTCGACTCAGCACATTTTGGATGATGCAGTAACTTCTGGAACAAACCCAAGCTGGGTTACCACTTCTCCAATTTTCTGGGAGCAGGGGGCAACTACTGAAATTACCCTAGTTGCCGAAGACACTGAAGCGTCTGACATTGACTACGCTATCGTCTCAGGCTCCCTGTGGGCTGGGTTTTCGTTAGACGGAGAGACGGGAGTTATCACTGGTGACGACTCTGCGCTGAACTCTGGCGACTTGATGACCTTTACAGTTCGTGCAACAGACACAGCAGGAAACACTTCAGACAGGTCGTTTGACGTCTATCTAAACAGCTATCCTGTTAACAGCTTCTACTTTGACCCATTTGCAGCAGCTGGGGACTTAGAAGATTTGTTGCTGTTTGACATGAACCTGTAAAGAAAAACTGAATACTATCCGCTACAATAGAAACTAACTGAGCTAAGGAAAAAAATGGCTTCTACATACAAGGTACTGGGTCAAACAAGGCCCGCCGACACATCTGTGGCTGACTTGTACACCGTACCAGCTGGTGGACAGGCAGTCATTTCAACCATCATCGTGGCGAACACTACTGCTACTGATGCAACCTTCGACCTATACGTGCGCCCAGATGGCGCTACTGCAGATGAAGGTACCGCAATTGCTTTTGGCACAACCGTCAAGGCAAACACCTCGCAGTCAATCACCGTTGGTGCAACTGCAGACGCTGCTGATGTTATCTCTGTTAAGTCTGGCACTGCAAGTGCAGTGACCTTTACTGCATTCGGATTGGAGATTGCATAATGGGTATCGGTACAATTGGAGCGGTTTCCGCTTCAAGCTCTTTTCAGCCAGCTGGTTCAGCTGAGCTTGTCACCAGCCTCAAAGTCAAAGGTTTTGAGAAATTTTCTCTAAGCGCTGGAAATTACGTTGTACATGCAGACCAGGAAATGGCTTTTTTTGACAATGGTAAATTTCTTGGCTACATTGAAAAAAATGGCTCTGGAGCAATTTCATTATCTGCAAGTTCTTCTAACGTTACCGCCGAAGCCTGCAGTATTAATTGGGAAAGAGTCGATACAGGCGGCGGGACATCAGTTCCAGCTTCTAGCCTTTACTCGTATAGGCCATATTCTTTTTCTACTGATGGGCAAACTGTTTGCGAGCTTCACACCAATAGCAACCTTTACGTTTCTACCGACGGCGGAGAGACGTACGGTTCTGCAATAGGTTACAACACCGTTTGGCCGAACGGCAACTCAAGTGGTTATCATGCTTGTAGTCCAGCTGTTGCTCCAAACGGAACAATTTATGTTGCGCCGTATGCTCCACAGGGCGGCAGCAACAGGGTTTCATTCAGTACTGATAACGGAGCAACCTGGGGCACCATCGGCCGGCCAGACGCTAGCTACGATTACGGGGCGGCGGTAGGTCGTGTGGGGGACAAGATAGTTGTCGTATACTCATACAACAGCAATCAGTCTCAATCAATGATAGCAATTTTTGACCCCTCTGTATCCACCTCAACTCCTCAACACTACTTTTACGTGACCGGTATTCACCCCAGTGGTTTCAACTTTAGTAGTGCAAGTTATTACATGGGTATTGCTCCGATACCGGGGTCAAACCGAGCAAGAGTACTCTGGTATGACAACACATCTAGCACTAGCTATACATATAGGTACTACGACTTAAATCTAGACTCCATGCCTAGCAATGCCAGCAGCGGTGGCTACACTGGCAGCACCTACGGAATAGATAGCCAGCCGCAGCAAAACGCGTACTATTTTGGTGAGCCAGAAAAGCAAAAAGTGTTTTTCCCATATCACACACAGGCTACTTACGCCGCTGGTTACGTAGGGAGTGCCTACCTTGATGGCACAGGCGCACACTGGACTTATTGGGCGCATTACTCGCATCAAGGAGAAGGAAGTTATAGCACTGCTTATTCGTCAACAAATTCAGCTTTTGGACTAAATAATGCTTTTGTTCCAACTTCGAGGACAAATGTTAGGGCTGGCGATACTGCCAATGTGAGTACCTTTTATGCAACTACATTTATATTCGACCAATATACTAACTCAGCGGCAAACATGTATAGCATAAACCGTGATGTTAACACTCACAGGATTTCTCCAGAGCCAAAGGAGGGCAGCTCGAGTTACCGTGCAAAGAAATTGCCTAGTGGTGACTATATTCTGCCTGGCAGAAACTTCAAAGCAAAACCTGCTAGTGTTTACATTTACTCGGAGGTCGCATAATGACACAGAAAAAAATTACAATTATTGAAACAGAAAATGGCAGTCACTACGTTGAGCAAGAGGGTTCAATGCCCTTGACAAATCTTCCTTCAGATTTGGAAGAAACTCTCAGCATAATTAAGCCAACAACCGATGGTGAGATTGAGCTTCCAGATGGTTCGGTAATTACTGGCACTATGAATGATTTCATAATTCCAGAAGTTACAGTAGAAGAGCCAGCTGCAATTACTGAGGAGCCAAGTGCCTAAGCTAAGAAACGTTGTAACAGGCGTAGTGAAGGACTTGCCCGCCCGCTACGTCGGGCTGTACCCCTACGAGCTTGTTGAGGACGAGCTTGAGGCCGTGGACGTTAGCGGCTACGTTGAGGGCGCTAAGGACGGCGATGGCGATGGTCTTGTTCAGGACGGCACCCCCTTCCAGCGCGAAGAGGGCGCCGAGCTAAGCGAAGACGAAAAAGTCGAAGCAGTTAAGAAGTCTAGAAAAAAGTCAAAGTAGCTGTTATAGTACATTCAAGCAAACCTTTAAGGAGAACTTGAATGTTAGAAGGACTTGCACCCAAACAGAGAGAGCATATCTGCTCTTTGATGCAGAAGGCTGCTGAAGAGCTTGACTCAACTGACCTGGAAATCCTTGTAAACGCCTTAAACGATAAGCGCTTTTCCAACAACGGCCTGGCTGAGTCTCTTACTGAGAGGGGCTTCAAGGCTACGGAAACGCAAGTTCGCAGGCACAGAGTAAAGAAATGTGCTTGCCATTATGCTGGGTAGCCTAAGGCCAGAGCCACAGTGGGACTTGATTCATCAAGCCCAGCCTGTGGTTATCACAGCACCAAAGCCTGCTAAGCAGGTAAAAACAAAGCACAAAGTCGCCATAGCGTTGCCTGACCCTCAGATTGGGGGCAGGCAGCTCTTTGACGTTGGCTGGGATGCTTTCCACGATGAAGCTGCCATGGACGTGGCGCTTCAATTGATTTCTTATCTAGAAGAGACAGACAGGGTTGACTGGGTAATAAACCTAGGCGACTTCCTTGACCTTCCATCTCAAGGCCGATTTGACCAAGAGGCTGGCTTTGCCGGGACAACCCAGAAAGCTATTGACCGCGGACATCTGTTCCTGCAGCAACAGCGTGCAGCCGCTGGCCCTAAAGCCGATATTGTTCTCATTGAGGGTAACCACGACCGCCGTATGGAGAAGTTTATTCTCTCTAATTCTGCGTCTGCGTGGGGGCTGAAGCGTGCTAACATGGACGAGCTGCCCGTAATGAGCATTCCCTATCTTTTGCGTTTGGATGAAATAGGAGTCGAGTACATTGACGCATACCCCGCAGGGGCCTTCTGGCTCACCCCAACATTCAGAGCAATCCATGGAAACAAAGCAAGGTCAAACGGCTCGACAGCGGCGGCTTACACGAATGAGAGTCCCCATATCTCTACCATTTTCGGCCATAGCCACAGACTCGAAATCCAATCCCGCACTGTATTTGACGGCAGAGGAGCTATCAGTTCCGTTGCAGTCTCACCTGGATGCCTTTGCCGAGTCGATGGCGCAGTCCCTTCAGTTAATGGAAGCACTCACACGGACGGAAGCCCAGCGAAACACTTCGAGAACTGGCAGCAAGGCATCACAGTAATCACAGTTGATGCTGAGGAAAAAGCTTTTGTTGAGCTAGTACAGATACGTGATGGAGAAGCTTGGTTCAGGGGCAAGCACTTTAAGGCTAATCGTCGAGCTTAGGCAATGTGCCGTGGCGACGAGCCTCATCTCGTCTACGTTTATCTTCAACGTGAACTTCCTCGTCTGGTGCTAGCGTGACCGTGTCGTGAGGGATTGGCTCCATTGGGTTGCCGTCATCATCTAACGGCCAGAACGGAACAGAAGCATCGACTTTGCCATCCTCTGTGACTGGTCTTTCCCCGTAATACTTATCATTTGCACCATGCCAACGATTGTGACATTCAGCGCAAATACGGTGTATGTTTCCCTCAACATTGCGCATCGTGTTTTTATCGGGGCCGTGATGTATAGCCTCTGCAGGATGCCCTGGACAGCCAATGATTGGTTCAACACCTCCGCCAGCGTAACGAAGCCAGGCCCACTCGCAGACCATCCCTGCGTTAATAGGAAACTTCTTAGCCGCCTCTTTGCGTCCAGTCGAAATAGGGTCAGCATATTCATCCAGAGCCTTCGACCCAGTATAGCCTTCGAAGTACGCTTCGATTTCCTCCTCAATGGCATCTACAGGCCCCTTTCCGCCATCCATAGAGAATGCGCCATTGCAGCAGCAAAAGGCGTCTTCAGCAAGATTATCATCCCACATCTCCTGGCATTCGTCATGATAGCCAGCTTTGCAGGCGAGGCAAGCTTCTTTAGTCTTCTTCATCCCTACCAAATTCTACTTTGTACAGGTAGATTCCCTGATAGGCGCGGCGACCGTGTGCAGCACGTATTGGGGATATCGGAAGCCTCATTCGCAGCTCTCGGATGAATGGGGTCATAGCGAGCGCCGTCTCTCCTTCTTCCTGGCACCACTGTCTGTAAGAGTGCAGCAAGTCGGAGGAGTTGACGGAAGCCAATGCGTTCTGAGCAACACAGTCCTCGATGTACTTGGACATGTGGTCTTCTTCGAAGCGGTATTCTGTGGTTGCAAGCTTGACCGAGTTAGGCTCAGTAAGTCCTTGTGCAAGAACTCTCTTGGCACCCTCAATCATCCAAGCTAGGACACCTGGCCCCTCTTCTTTTACAATCTCTTCTGCCAAGCCCTGTTTCTGCAAAGCATCAGGTACTTGGTAGCTAAAGTCAATCTTCCTGAGTCTTCTCCAGAAACCAGAGCCACCAGAACGAACCGAAGGTAGGTGGTTCAGGGCTAGGAACAGCGTGTGAGACGGCTTGAAGTCAAAGAAGTCCTTGTACATCTTGCGTGCAGAGATGATGTCTCCACCGGTAAGCATCTTGACCCTAGACTCGTTGAACCTTCCGTCAGGCCTCGTCTCAGAAGCAATTGCCATACGAACACCTCGTAGGTTTGCAATCTCTGTTGAGTGCTGGACGCTGTTGCTATCAAGCAGGAAGTTTTCAGGCATTGTCCTGGCGTAAGAGCCCAGAATCTTGGCTGCAATGTCTAGCAGGGTGGACTTACCATTGGCACCCACACCTACCAGAACTGGCAGCACGTGCCACCTAACTTCCCCAATAAGGGCCACGCCCAGAAGCTCCTGGATATAAGAGATTCTGTCGTCGTCAGTGATGACAAGCTTCAGGAACTCCTCCCATTTGGGCGTGGCTGTTTTGGCTGGCGCTACTGCCGTCTGCATGGTGTTGAAGTCCTCGAAAGGGTCAGCTTCACGCAAAACGCCAGTGGCCAAATCTACAATTCCATTTGGCGTACAGAGTTCTGTGGGATTGGCGTCGAGAAGATGTGGCTCGACAATGATGTCAGGAACTGCCTCGGCTAGGCCGACAGCATTGCTGATGGATGCGCGGGATAGTGAGCGCTTAGTCCAGTCAAGCCCAGCTTTTGTGCCGTCTTTTGCACCAAAGGCTAGGGCTGATTCTGCTGCAAGCCTTTCGACGCCTCTTGAGCTGTCCGATTTGTAGCTGCTGTTCTCCCACTTGTGCCATCCAAGTTCAGGCACGTAAATAAACTTGCCCCTTGCCACGTCGGCTAAGCGCTCTGCGTTAGCGACATCGGTGTACTTGAACGAGTCCATTGGCAGCACGATTTCTGCTGGCTGAGTGGACAACGCCAAGCTACCGCTGGTACTTGCTGGCTCGGAGCTGCGCTCTTTTGGGAGGTCAGGTACTGAACTTAGGTGCAGCTTGTGCACGTGATTGCGTACCTCGCTGGCTACCTTAGCTTCGTCAAAGGTTGAGACGAGCTGCTTGGCCCAGCGGAACGCCGTCTGAACCTCTCCTGGATTCGGTTTACGGCGCTCGCCGGAATCTAATAGGTCTAAGAACTTTGCTTCGACAAGACGAGACGCCTCAGCAAACCCATCCTGAGTGAAGCACCCGTGCCTGACAGAAGCGTAGAGTTTAATTGCGGTTGAAACAAGCCAGGGATGACGCGCCTTTGGTCTTGCCTTATCGATGGAATCCACAAGTGAAAGAGTCCACGTACAGTCCTCTGACGCAACGCGCCAATCTTCTGGTGGCGATACAACGACAAACTCACCAACAGTCGTGTTGTCAGATACAAATCCGTACGACTCGAGCGCCTCAACAACTTCTGATAGCTGAAGCGGGTAGGTGTGGTCATTGAACTCAACCTGTACGGGGATGGGGTTGGAAGCATCCTTGTGATTTATTGTACCTGGAGCACGCAAAACACGGGGTAGGTCTGACACATTGTCGACCTTGCCACCAAATATCTCAGCGGTTCTCTGGACTAGCTGTCCAAACCTGCGGGAGATTCCAGCAATCATTGAGCGGTTTAGGTCGTCAATGTCGCCGTCTTCGATAGCCCAGTATGGCTGCAGGCCGTGCCCTGAGTGCACGATTGCAACTGGCTGGCAGTTCAGAATGTCAGATAGGGCGGCGATAACCTCGCGTGCCGTAGCTTCGTCTCCGATTCCCTCGTCTTTGAAGTCGAGGTCTGCCCATAGGGCGTTAAGTCTTGTGATGTCATTGACATCGCCTCGGGTGTTATTCGAGGTAATTGTTGCTTCGTCAACAGAGTTGACCATGGTGTAGACGTTCATGCCGTTGGCAGTTAGCGTCTGTGCAAATATATCCGCATTCGATAGCGGAAGCATCTTAGAAGTCCACGAATTTTGGGGGCCAAAGTAGCAGACAGTTACCTTGTCTGACTCGGTTTTTCCTAGCCTCGTGAACAGTTCCAGAATGGGTCTGTCGTTCACTTTAACTCCTTAGGAAGAGAGCGACCCCGAGAGGAAAGGAGACGAAACTCTCGGGGTCTACCCTAGTGTAGCAAATTAGATTAGCTCTAGGACTTCCGACTCAACGATGTCCTGAGGTATTTGAGTGGCCAGAGCAATCTGGTCGGCAGATACACCAGAAGCCGCGAGGCTCTTGGCTAGGTCTACCTTATCCGCTGGATAGTCAGAAAGTCCTGACTTCCCCTTGGACTTGGCTGGGGACTTGGCAGCAGGCTTCTTCTCTGCTGGAGCATCGAACTGGTCTTGTGCAAAGTACGCACGTGCAGCCTGAGCGTCGTCCTCAGTGAACGGTGTAAGAATAAACGGTGCTGACTGACCTGGCTTGGATGTGCCACGGCCTAGTCGACCAAGGACTGGCTTGCTGTTGCCAACAGATGGCTTGAGCGTACCAATCAGAGCAGACTGGAAGAACAGAACATTGTCGTGCTCCTCGTATCCGTTCTCGCCGTCCAGCACGACTACACGGGCAGCGATAGCGTCGCTCTCGCCATAGTCGGTCTTGATGCCGGTACGGTGTTCCGTAGGCCAAACCAATAGCAGGTGGCCTTGGTAATCTGCAGGGCGGAACGTGCTACCCGCTGCAGGTTGTGAGAAGTTATCTTCGAAGTAGGTCACTTCGTCTCCTATCTTTTGTTGTAAGGGGTTGGTTGGGCAAACATGTCGTCCTCGTAAGGGACTTCCTGCTCGTCCAGCGATGGATAATCATGGCACGAAAAACAATCCTCAGAGGTAGCGCACATCTTTAGGAACTCGTTCAGGTCTTTAGCCTGAGAAGCCTCCTCGTAGATTTTATTCACCCTTTCCAGGGCGTCTATTGCTACCTGTTCATCGTACTTCTCGTACCAGAAGTAGCCTGAGTTCATTGAGATGTCGTTGCGAGGATAAAACTTCACAGCGACTTCGTTGACCTCAAAGCCAAGTTTAGTCCAGCCATACCCGTACAGATGGGCCTGTATCTTGTAGGTATTGCCTGGGCCTTTTTTGGGAAGCGACTTTAGTTTGGTCGCACCCACAACCTTATGGTCAATGACGGTGCCTGTCTCCTTATCAAAGAGGTCACAAGAACCCCAGATGTCGACACCACCAACTTCACCAATAGGAAGCTTAGTTTCGATAAGCCAGCGAACTTCTTCCTGCTTATCGTTTGCTGCTCTAAAGATTTCTTCGAGCTGAGCGTGGACAGCTGTGCCAATGAAGGGAAGCCATGGCATTTCACCAATCGTCTCTATCGGTAGCTTCTCCATGCCCATCAGTTTGCGAGCAAGGCAGCGGACGCAATCGGTTCCAATTTCACTTGGCCCGATGGTCTTCTGCAGCGAACGTGGCGCATTTACAATTGCGTCAAAGACGACATCGTCAATCGCCTTATTCGTCGGGTGTATCACCTGTCTCCTTATTCGCAATGTCCTCAAGGTTTGAAATGCCTTGGGTGACTACTGCTGCTGCATCGTCAATCTCTTCAGCGAAAGCTATCTGAACCATGTCTTGGATGTTGGGAGAAATCCAAGCTTCGACAACGGTCTTAGCCATCTCGATGTCTTTAGACTCTACCACCTTTACCAAGAACATTGCAAAGACAGTCAGCAAAGTATTAGCTTTCATGACGATAACTACATCTTCATCTGAAAGTCTCTTATTTTCTAGCAGTGTCGATTCGGCTTCGCCGTACCGAACTACTTCAGTTGCAAGCGTGCTTACAAGTGCAAGCAACGCATCGTCTGATAAGAAAAGCTCGTTCTCGTCTGACATTTATCTCCTTAGTTGAGCAAGTATCTGTCGTGCAAAGTCAACGCCCCTAGAGCCGTCAAGCAGTTCACGAGAGATTGCAAATCGCTCTGAGTTTTCGCCAGCTATGGCGAGGTCGATACTGTCGCTTGACAGCAACCACCAAATGGTTACACGGTGGATTCTGGACAGTCGGTCAATGCGGTCTTCTACCTGTTCTGCATCGTCAGATGAGTAAGGCACATCAAAGAACACTAAATCGTCTGCTGCGTCTAAGTCAATGCCAACTCCCATATTCATGGATAGTAGCACCACCCTCAGACTATTTTGAGGGTCTTGAAACTCGGATTGTATGCGAGCACGCTCTGTCTGGGACGTGGAGCCGTCGAGTATCTCGACCTGGATACCCAGCTTAGTCAGCTCTCGCTTGAGCCAGTTGAGTACTGCAACGAAGCTAGAGGCTACTACCACCTTTGACGGGAAAGAGATGTCGCCATCGGATTGGGAAGAAGCAACGGATTCCATGTAGCCTCTAGCTTCGAGCCATTCAACTAACCAGTTGAACTTGTTGCTGGAGAAGGAATCGCCAATACGGTTATTGTCGAAGTCCCATCCAGAAGTTATAGCCAGCTGTCTGCTGCGCAATGCTGTGACTGCTGCTGACTGCTTATCCCTACCGGCAAAGAAAGCCTTGACCATGTCCATGTAGGACTTCTTCTGTGGCTTCTCCATGTCAATGTTGACATTGATGTACTGCTTGGGCGGTCTGCCCTGCTGTATCTCTGCCTTGGTACGGCGGATAAGGTAAAGCTTGTCCCTGGCGACCCAGTCCGAGGGGGAGCGGAGCTGCTGGGGAACAACAATGTCCCTAGTACGGCCGCCAGGAAGTCTGATTGTCTGATTTTGCATAATGAAGTTTGTGTACATCCAGTACTGATGATTGGTGTACACCTCTGGGAAAAGAAACTTGAGTGTGCCGTAGCGGTTTTCTAGCTTGCTACGGTCTGGCGTTCCACTCACGGCAAGCCTGAGCGGGTCTTGCGATGTCTTGAGCTTCTTCAGCCCACGCCAGAACTGTGTCATGTTGTAAGTCGAGTCTGTCGACGTTGGCAGAACTCTGTGGGACTCGTCGATGACAATTGCATCGTACGTGAAGTCAAACAGCGCAGGTACACGGCGCTCGCCGCTAGGTGAGATAGCTAGAGCGTCGTGATTAGCGATAACTATTGCAGGAGAAAGCAGGCCTGCGAGCCTATCGTTTTTTACCTGCGCTGAGCCTGTTGTCAAATCGTAAATGTTGACACCCAATGGGGCCACAAACCGCATGACATGGTCTTTTAGCCATGTGGTTTTAGCTGGGAACTTTGGAGCTAGGATAAGGCTCACACCATTCGTGAAGCACCCATCAACCTCGAGGGCTGCCAGGCTCATCAAGGTTTTACCGCTGCCAGGCTGGTCTGCTAGCAAAACCCGCCTGTTGTCAACGATGAAACCAACAGCTTCTTTCTGTGGCTCCCAAAGGATGTCAGTAATCATTAGGTGAGTGACCTCGCCTCTTTGGTGAGTCGAAGCACGGTCACTTCATTATCTACATAGAAGTCCGAGAACTTCTCGTAGGGGAAGCTCTTCTTGATAAGAGCTGTGTTGAGAAGGGTACGGTTCTCCTTTGCGAGCGTCGCATAGGCTTTCTTGCCTACGACTAGCTCGCCCGTACCCTCCTCAAACATATTTACCAGCATCTCGCGCACTGCAGCGCGAGACTCCTGAATCTTGGTCTCTTCCTCGCCAAGCTGCTTGTACTGCTTGATGAGGTTCCTGACCATAGAAGCCTTAGCGGTTGGAACCACTGTCTGTGGGCTTGTCACCTCTTGTATTTGTTTTACGGCTGGCATCTTTCTCCTTTCCGTCAACCGTGGACAGAATCTCTTTCATCACACCAGCATAGCCAACAAGGTTGGCGATGTCATCTAATTTAGCTAGGCGTGACTTTACCATCTGCTCTCCATTCATCTCCAGCGAGATTATATAAGTATCTTTCTGAAGCTTTAGTGGCATGACTGTTAGTAGTGCAGCCATACCGTAGTCGTCATTCTGGGACTTGACGCTACCGATGAACTCATAGGGTCTACCGTTTATTGCCTTGAACCCCATCTCGCTTAGACTGTCTGAAACGAATTGCGATATTTTGGGAAGCTTCCCTGTATGACCCATGGTCTCTGCGTAACTTCTTTCTGTCTAGTGGGGTAAGTCCACCCCAAACTCCGTACTCTTCTTCGGCCTCTAGGCCATAGATTGCACACTGCAACATAATAGGGCAGCGTCTGCACATGTTCTTTGCCATGCGCAAGTCAGAGATGGCAGCGTTCCAATCATCACCAAAAAACAAATCAGGATAGCTGGTGCATGGCACCTGCTCATCTGCTTCGTCAATGGCATCCTGAAGTTCTTGCCACAGCTCGTAATGCTTGCGTGTGCGTAAGAAAGCCTTAGCTATCTTGGGCATGGGACTCTGCCTTGGCAATGCCGTCAATCAGTTCCATATGTTCCCTGAACGATGGCATAACCGTGACCATGCACTTCTCTACCTGTTGGCCAATGCGCAACACAAGCTCATCGTCCTCAACATCGCGTCTTATTGCAATTGTCGATAGCATTTTGTCGGTGTCCATGTCATAGGTCACAGCAATCTCTGCAACTATTTTCATAGAAGCATCGCTGTCCTTACGACTAAGTTTGTACTTGTTCTTGCGCATCTGTCTCCTTATTTAGTTGGAATCGTGTGTGAAGTCCGGTAAAGCTCCACATCTTTCTTGTCGTATCGAACGGCAGCACTGTTGGCACCGCCGTATTTGAAGTATTTGGGGCCACGGTTACGGCTACGCCACTTTTGTAGCGTGTTGAGCGTGACGCCTAGGTAGGCACTGACTTCGGCTGAGGTCATTAGCTCATGCTGTACCTCGCCAGCTCCCACTTCGCTAGGGTGTTGTTCCATATCCAATGTCTCTCACCTCCGTCTGGTACTTCCTCAATCCTGCGGACAATTTCTTGAGCAATGATTATCTGGTCAGTAAAGATTTGTTTATCCCTGGCATCTTCGAACAGCTTGTCAGCTGTCCTGCCATCATCGGCGTGAACAGAGTAAATGGTATTTACTGAGTACTCAAACCTTTTTGGGGAGGTAGTCGTAAGCTCTGACTCGTCCATCTTCTTTCTCCTTATAGCCTGTGAGAATGATTATCTCACCATCTGAGTCGGTAGTCAAAATTGCATCTGGGAAGATGTACTTGACCGCACGCTCTAGCGTGCTGTATCGCATGAAGCTAGCTGTAGGCTTCTTCGTCTTCGAGTTCTTCAATGTGGGCATACTCCTGAAACTCCGAATCGTCTGACTTGAACTTGTCCTTACCTTCAGTCTGCATTATCTTCCATGCCATGTCAGCAGCCACGCTCTTGGTGGCTGCCTCCACGACAATGGTGTGGTAAACATCTTCGGTAAGGGTTACCTCATACCTTGGCATTAGATAGATAGCCTACGGTCTGAAGTGGTGTAGTAGGTGTCGTCCTCAGCCTTGAGTACGCTGATGCCGTCCTTACTGGTGAACATAATCTTGACAGGTCGAACACCGCTAATAATTGCCAGGGTCTCTGCCTTGCCAACCTTGCGGTGACCTAGGTGCCAAATGTCCGGTAGCTCAATGTTGAATCTAGCTACCTTCTTGTATCCCTTTGTCATTTGTATCTCCTTGTGTCGCTATCAATAAAATCGGATGCTTGAGCGACCCACGCACATCCGAGTTCTTCTTCAAAGGTTGGTGAGTATACTGCCAGCTCACCAGCCCTCGTGTCAATATCAAACTTTTTGTTGAAGTCTTCGCCAAAGGCAAAGAATAATTGTGAGGTGTTAACTGTCTTGACTAGCTCACGATTATGGATGCACTCGACCTCGACAGGCCCGTCATCTATCTTGGGGTACACAAATCTATGCACTACTCCTCCTCTGTTATCGAGAGCTTGATGTCGCCGTCTGTCCAATTGGTTACGCCTTCATACCAAAGCTCTCTGGCTTTATCCTTTGCTTCTTGTCGTGAGTCTGCCTCTACGACAACAAAGCCGTTGTCAATCTGCTCAATCTTGATTGTGAACGCTGCCATTATTTCTCCTCTCCCCACAAGATGTAATGAAACTGTGGGTCTTGGTCGTATACCCACCAATCGTCATCGTCCGTTATCTCTAGATAGCGGGCGACACGCTCGGGGGTAGCTTCTACTCTTAGCCATGTATCTGAATCTGTGTGGCCGTCATAATCGGGATAGACAGCCATCAGCCACAGAGGCGGCTCATGGGCAGGGGAGTCATCCCAGACGTTGAGGCCAAAGCCTGTGATTTTTTTCACTGCTTTACCTCCATCCACATGTGTAGTTCTTCATTTAGCTCCATTGGGTTGGAGCTCATTAGGTGGAAATCCCATTCGGTGTCTTTGAAGCGGTCGTAGGACTTGTAGTTATTTAGCCTAGCTTCAAGTGTATTTAGGGCATCATCGTAATTCGCTCCACTTATGTCCTCTAAGAGGACGGTCGTCCTGATTACCTTGAAATGAAACATTTGCATTGCTAGCACTCCTGTTCTACTCGGGGGGGGTGCCCCTATCGCAAGGAGAAAAGGATAAATAACTTGCGATAGGGGCTGGCAACTACACCTGCTAATCCAAGTGAAAGCGGTAGTTGCGGTTAGAACACATCGCTATACGTGTGTTTAGTAGACACTAAGTCGCCCGACTTAGTGACATTGCCATAGTCCAACAGGCTTACGCCTGGCTCTTGGGCTATGAAGTATAACTCGTTGACCCACCACTCTCTATCTTCTTCTGGATAGTAGAGAAAGTTGCTGGCCTGCTCGATGTCTTCCTTGACCTCTATCCAATACTTGTTGGGAGGACTAGAGACCTCGGGGGTAGCCAATGCTTTTGGGAACTCCCAATCCTCCTCATCGTCCCATACATCGAACTCGTCAAGGTAGACATTAGTTGAGTCTTTGGCACCGGAAGTCTGGTGACGGTAGTAGTTGTAGTTGTAGGCACCGTAACCTGAGTTCTGTGGCTCGGGTAGCATCTGTGTACTGTTGATAATGCCGTGCTTGATTGTGTAGTAGTCAAGCTCGCTAGGCTCGTGCATCCATGTGGGCACGAGGTCAAGCTGAATAAGTACACGCCATAGCAACTGCTCGGTACTAGCAAAGACGAACGAGCCGTCCTCGATGTGTGCAACACATAGCGGTGAGTGCTGATACCTAGCAAGGTGCAAGGTGTCAGGGTCACGGCGGTCAAGCCATGCAATAGCGGCATCGCCGTCAAGACGGTCAATGCTGGCAATACCGTGTTGCTCGATAGTAGCTGGAATAACACTGGTGTCAACAGCTGGCAACTGGCATGAGATAGTCGTACGCACTTGGTCGTGGTTGTAGATGACACCGTTGTGTACGAGTGCAATGTTGCCGTCAGGTGAGATAACTGGATGATTGTTGCGGTTGTCGTGGACTGAACCGTGGGTAGCAAGACGGGTATGCAAGATAACCGTGCGTGCTTTGCGAGGCAGGAACTTGAGTGACAAGCTACTGCCGGGCTGTGGTGCTGAGTGGTAACCCATAGCACCGTCATGTGAATAGGCAAAGCCAGATGCCATGTAGCCTCTGTCTTCGATAGCCGTCAACATAGCGTTAGCTAGCTGGCGGGACTTGACTTTGGAATTGGGTGTCAAGCTGAACCCTGCAATACCACACATAGGCGGCTCCTTTCTATTATTTCTATTCGGGGGGGGCTAGTGCTTGTGCTATTTACGCACCCACACTTAGCACTCGGTTGCGCTCATGTCATAGTAAGTAAGCGACTTGTCCGCAAACAGCTGGTTGCTGGGCATCTCGGTACCGTACTTGCGGAGTAGGGCAATGACATCATCGAGTTGACGGCAAGCAGTCCATTCGCGTTGGGCAATACCTAGTTTGGATACATTGACCATTTCACGAACGAACCATGCCCACCTAACGAGATAGTCATAGTCATACCATGGCCCCATAGCACGGAACTCGATAGTGCCGTGGTGTCTGAGGGCATGGAGATTTACATCAGAGTACCTGTCTTGTGGCGAGTCATTGACTAGGTCACGAGGACTAGGTACTGAGTCGGGGTGGAGGTTGCGATACTTGCGTACCTGTTGTAGCCACCACCTGAGAGTGTCAACAGTAGTTGGCCTGCAATAGTTGCGTACTTGCCTACGATAGATAGGCTCGAGCAACTTCTCGATGATTGAGTAGTTGAGTAGCAACCTACTGACATCAGCAATACTGAGGTCACCGGCACCGACATGGACATGGATACCCGGCGAGGTATCTTCGTCCTCTCTGGCACCTAAGTCACCGCATAGCTTGCGCAAGCCACGACTGTTGTAAGACTCGAGGATAGGTGAGACATACTCACGGCCAGACATACTGTTCGTGCAATCGTCATACTCGCAATGTTCGCCGTTGTAGCAATCATCGCAATCGCAATCGCAACCGCATGACAATGAGCCGTCATCTTTGTCTTCCCAACCTATTGGCCTAGATGTCTCGTTGGCACGGACAGTCTCAATCTCTATACCCCATGTGCGACTGGCATCGGTGCCAGTGTCAGCAAGTGGGATAGCTTGCCATGAGGCATAAGCCGCATCAGCAGGCTGAGGTGTAGTGGCCTTGATTGTCTCCCAGAACTTGGTAAACCGCTCGCCAGACTGTTGTAGTTTGAGCCTGTCAATGCGTGCTTGCCTAGTAGTCTGCTCTGACAGCAGTTGACTGCGTAGTGAGAAGATGTCACTGGTATCTAGCTTGATAGCAGAGCCACGAGCATACTGCTCGAGTATCGTATTGACACGAGCAATAGTCAGGTGCTGAGTCAGCCCCAATCGAATGTCCCATTGGTAATTCTCGTGGTTACTCGCAAAGCTAATGCCGTAAGCATCAGATAGCTTGTCACGAAGTGAATCCATGACGTTCTGCCGTCTGCTGAGCCAGACAGCGCGGTCGACAATGCCAACTGATGGATTGCCGGTATGTTCGTTGCGTAGCTTGGGCTCGGTAAAGACAAGAGGCAGATAGGCTTGGTCGTCCTCGTAGCCAGGAACAGGCGATAGTATCTCTGATAGCTCGCGAACAACTGATTCACGAGATAGCTTGTAATACCGACCGAGGTACTGACTAGGGAACTTGATGTCAAGGCCCGAGTGCTTGTATCTGCCGTCCCAACTACTGTCAACGATAAGCCGTGGCAATGCTTTCATAAACGCTTGCGTCCATTGGTAGCTACGCAAGATGTACTTAGCAGTTGCCTCTGCTTGCTCGAATGACTCTATTGAGTCCATGAGCTTGATATTGTCAATGTCAATAGGCCGAGTGCCGTAACTGCGAACAGCATCGTCGGAATAACGATAGCGATTGCTAAGAACATTGTTGAGACGCTCGAGGCAATCTGCTGAGTTGCTGGCATCGTCATAGATAGTGACATCATCAACGGTGAACATACTCACCTCCTTTTTCTTCAGATAGTTATTGGACATCGCCGTCAAACAACAGCGACACATAGTAACGAAATTTGCCAGCACCTAGTTCTACTCGAGGGCAGGGCTGTGGTGCTAACCATTCCGTAATCGAACAAATGTTCGAAACCTGTGGATAACTTGGCTGTCATCACGACATAGCTGTACATAGACGACATAGCTGACAAGCCTGTGGATAACTCTGTCATCAAAAAGGTACTTATCCACAGCCTGAAATGGGCACTTTGCCCAGTACTGTAGCCAAAGCTTGACAGCATGACAGCGTTGACAGCGAATTTATAAACTTTTTCTAAATGCAAGATGCTATGCATGAGTATCCAGAACTTTTTCTAAAATGCCGTTTTGCTGTCACGCTGTCACTTTATACCGAAACGGCTAGTAATGGCAAGTTATGTCGTCACGACATAGCTGACAGCCCTGTGGATAAACCTGTCACCCTCGCTGTCACCTGTTCGAACACTTGTTCGCCTACGATAAGACTCTTACGCCACAAGTTGGGCAATAGGCATAGTGGCTTACCCACGACAATTCATAGGACATACCGGCCTCTAAAGCACAGTTGTCGCAGTAATACTCCCCGAAATGGGGGTGCTGCTCGTCCTGATAATAAAACCTGATTTGCATTAGGTCGCTCCTAACATCACAAACACTAGGCAGATAACGAAAATTGCCCAGACAGTAATCAATGGGTTCATAATCTCTCCCTGCTAGTAATGGGTTATTTCGTCCCCGTCAGGGACAATCAACAACGAAATTTGCCAGCACCTAATTCCATTCGCGGTGCTGGTGGTGGTGCTATGCCCCACGCCCCTGCCCAAGAACCATTCGAACATTTGTTCGATAGCTCAATGGCACGGGCTATGGGCCTTGCTATTGCCTATGCACAAGGGCATCGGCATTGACACAGTAAGAACGAAATTTGGATGGGCCGGGGCTAGGGAGTAATAGTTTTTTCCACTCGTTTCCTTCTATGCGGCGGACAAAAAAAGGGCCACGGCCCAGCCCCGTGGTGGGAACTGAGCCGTGGCCCTTAGTGTGGCTAGGCTACTTGAGCCATGAAGGTAGTGGCATCACGCTTGGCCTTCTGGAAGAAG